GTTGTTCTCTTTGGCTTATTAAATCCAAACCCTTTCCATTTATCAGGTGGAAAATGAGAGTATGAAAAACTAATTCCATTTCTAGGCACAGCCTTTGCCAATGCTCTTGCATATTCTTCATCTACTTCTGAAGCTGTCTTTGCATCAACGGGTTTTAAGGGACACTTATCAGGACATGAGCCATACATATCTTGACCACCACTACGATATGTTTGCGGTATGTTACCTGTTTTTCTTTGGGTAGATACATCAAGAAATTTTATAGACATTTTATTTCTCCAAAGTTTTACCAATTATTTTGTATATATTTTTTATTATGATTGTTTGTATATCTTTTATTATATTCTTTTACGCATCTGTCAGACATTACCCCAATTATTTTATCATATTCTTCTAATAATTTGTTGTAATAACTAGAGTTTACAGGATGCAATTTCATTGTTTCCTTTACATCTCTTAATGCGAAAGATAATTGATTGTCGCTATATGTTTTGTAAGTTATACCCATTTATTTACCTTTCAAAATAAGTTTACCTGCTTCTAGCCTAATACTTTCTTGTGGGGTATTCGACGATTGGTGCATAGATAAAGCCTTGACCATATTTTTAATAGCCTGTTTTGGTTGATTGCCTACAATTTTTTTAGCTTCTTCCAGTGTCATCATTATTTCCCCATGATTCGTAAAATTTCAGTTATCATATTTGATCTATTAGCTAGGATATTAAATTTATGTTTTGTATTTGTCAACTTTTTAAGGAACTCATTATGATCGTACCAAGAATTTTCTTTCTCAAACATATGCAGAAACGCTTCAGAAAATTCTTTTCGTTTAACAGTCGTCTTAGTTAGTGAGGGATTGCATGAAGCATACTCTATTTGTCTCAATTTATATAGAGTATTTTCTATGTGTGGTAAATTATTTCTATTAATAATAAATTTACCATCTTTGAAGTCTCTATTACCGCCATTGGCTGTATCTCTAGTGCTAGAACATTGTGCTATACCAATCAATATACCTGCAGTAACAGGGTTTGCTTCCAATATTTGTAAAAACTTTTCGTAATTTTTGTTACCATTCTCAGCATAGAAGTGAGCAAAGTCTAATAAACTCCAGTTCTTTTGATTGGAATTTAATACACCAATTAATTTTGCAAATTTAGGATCAACAATTATTACCCATATGGGATTACCAAGCATTAATGCAGCCTTATATCTATGTTGTCCATCAATAATCTTATAACATTTTTTCTTTGCATTCCAACAGATTACCATTGGAGCGCATTGTAAAAGATCAGGAGATATTTGCATACTTACATTTAAATTTCTAACATTTTTCATAGAAATTTTTCTGTTACAAACCAACATTTTTAGCTCATGATATAGCTTACTTGATGGTTTTATTTCTTTGTACTTTGGTTTTAACATGGGTAGTCCTTTCTTCGTTGTTCTGGTGTATTGAATACGGCTACACCATAGACCGTTATGTTTTAAAATTTATAGCCATTCCCATTTACCTTTATCATAAATTTTCATTCCAGTTGAGCCAACACGTCCCATTGCCCAATCGAGAGGGTCAAAGTCACCAACGCCTTCAAAATCCCCTACCATTCTTCCTTCATAGTAAAGGTTTTTGTCGTCGTCATATAGTTTAAACTTTAAACCCCTACCATCTTTTAGTAGTTCTTTTGCAACATCTACACTCATGTTTTCTGTTACTAAAAGTCCGACATCAACGAAATCAGTATGGTCCTTGTCTATAATCCATGCGTATTTTTCAGTCATTAATTATTTCCTTACTCTTTAAAATATTTGTTATTACAAATTGTATAATCTAGATAGACTATACAAGCTATTATAATTATTAAGCCCATAAAACTTAATAACATTTGTAAAATGAGTTCAAAGGGTAGCAATGTCCCACTTAATATCAGAAAAATTCCAACTAATATTCCTAATGTTACTGCTATTTTTGCAATCATAGTAAATTCTCCTATACAAATTTAATTGTGACCGATTTAACTACGCCGTCTTCTATTTCTGCATAGACAGGATACTCTCCATCACCATGTCCTGTCGTAACGCACACGCCCAAACCTTCAGCGTATTCATTAAATCTATTTTTAGTAATGTAACTCATTGATGTGTATAGTTTATTTGTCATTGCTTTAATAATTCTATTCCACAGATTATCACCGTTAGCATCAAGTATGGTGCGTTGACTTGCATCATCAGGTAAGGTATAGCATGGATCACCTATAAAACACATACCTGCATCGACTCCGATTGAGCCTATTTTTATTTTACTCATAATTCACCTTTCAGGTTGACTGGTTTGATTTTCAAATCGGTTTGTCTGTAATTTATTTTGTCCTTATCTGTGGGCTGATCCAAGGGTTATGAAATTTTCAAAGTCTCTAATGTTTTTAGAGCTTTAGTTGCTTTTGGATCAACTGTACGTTTATTGTCACGATTGAACCGTTTAACAATGGAATCAAGAGCCTTTTGAATATCAGAAACGTCAAAATATTCTGTTTTCTCAGGTATTGGAAAAGACTCCCAAAATGGTTGCTTAAATGCTTCTTCTAGATCGTACTCAAGAGCATCCTCGCTTTTGTCTTTAGTGAATTTTCCACCTTCAAAATTAATAGGTGCAAAAGACATTGCCCATCTAACAAGACCGCCGCGATTTGCGTAGCCTTTAGGCATTGCATCGTGAACACGTTGCATTGGTCCCAAATCTCCGCAGTTTTCGACGTGTTTCATTGCAAACTTAGCACATTCCCATACAGAAGTTTGGGAGTTTTTGGATTGTCTTTGAAACGTATTTAGTCGTTTGTTAAAATCGTCAATTGTTTTAATAGTCATGGGTATGGTTCTCCTCTTTGGTAAAGGTCAGACCAGCCCACAAACAAGGACAAAAATTAAACCCGATAGGTGACTTACTAACCCGTCTGATAAGATTTAGCTTGTAGGTTCGCTGGCTTGATCGGTTTTCGCAGGTCAAGCGCATTGGCATTCCAGTCAGCTATCCCAAATATCGGGGCTTTCAAGAATTGACTTAGTACCCTGCAACTTGCTAGGTTGCTTGATAGCTAAGTCTGTTATAGGGTTTACAATTAGGGCGCACTTATCCCTAATACACCTACCTATGGTATATAATGGCGTTAAATTACACGCTCATTCGGCACATAGTACCGCATAAAGAGGGTTTTTAAACCCCCCTTAAACTGTAATATGTCTTACATTTGATCGCCGATTAATACGCCGCGCATTGTTTGCATTGTATGACCAATTGACGCGACCACTTCCTACAATATCATTAGCAGTTTTAATCCAGCCTGTTCTAATTGGATCAGGACTTACCCTATCAATCCTAGCAAATTGCGCTAGTCTTTCGGCGTGTTCGTATTGTTTACGCTCGCGCAATTCTTTGCGCTCACGTTTACCTAGTCGTGCCATTGTTAGCACTCCTTTATATATGATTAGGTTTTACATTAAATTGAATTAATCACCTAACATTAACCATAATAGTTATTTTGCAAATCATAGCAAGAAAAAAGTGAGAAATATTATTTCTTTGTTTATAGTATTTTTAAAATTATATTATAAATTTGAGTAATAATATTAGTAGGCATTTAAACGGCCTTTAAGGGGTCACTACGGCCTATCTCTATTTTATGGTACTTAGTATCCTATTTTTCAAAGTACTATATTTGTTCTCCTATTGTTCTTGTTTTGTTCCAAGCTCATATCGTCATTGCAAATGAGAATCATTCGCAATATCATCATATGCAAATGAGAATCATTCGCAGAAACGCTAGGGTTTGAGAATGAGAATCATTATTAATTAGCCAATACAGACAAGAGCAGGAGGATTTAACTGCTATTAATAATCATTCGCAACAACTATGGTGTTCTTGTTTTGTTCTTTTTGTTGCAATTAAGAATCATTATCAACTAGAATTGCAATTAAGAATCATTCGCAACTAGGGGGTGGGGAAAAAAACTTGGCAGTTACTACACAAAGCATAGTATCTAAGGTAGAGGAAAATTATCAAAAATAAAATCAATAAAAATATTTTTTAAAAGCGGCTATAAAGCTACTTTAAAGTTACTTTAATTTATATTATTATTATTTTTATTAATATTATATTTGCATATTAGTACTTTTTAGTGTATAATAGTACTATGAATATACTAGAAAGCACTAATGAGTATCTACAACCCTTTATTAATTTAAAAGGATTGTTAGATCAAAAAGTAAACCAAGAAGCTAATACAGATTTTATTACATTTGTTAGGATGATGGCCCCTATGTTGGTATCTGACTGGCGAATGGGTCGTCATATAGAAGTTATATCCGATAAGTTAAAAGACCTAGAGGATGGTACAATAAAAAGGCTGATGGTATTTCTACCACCACGCTCTTCAAAGTCTGTTATCTGCTCAAAGCTCTTTCCTGCTTGGTATATTGGTAGAAATCCTGAACATGAAATACTGACTGTATCCCATAGTGACCAGCTATCCTCTGATTTTGGTCGATCTGTTAGAGATATTGTCAATACAGAAGAATTTCAAAAGATATTTAAAGGAGTCTCTTTAAGAAGCGACGTAAGAGCCGCTGGTAAATGGAAGACAAACCAGAATGGGACGTACTATGCTGCTGGTGTACGCTCTCAAATAGCTGGACGTGGCGCACATATTGCTATATTGGATGATGTGATGTCTGAAGAGGACGCAATCAGTGCATCTGGTAGGAGATATATTAAAGAATGGTATCCTGCTGGACTAAGAACCCGCATAATGCCCAATGGTTCTATAGTTATAATCAATACACGCTATCATTATGATGACCTGTGCGGTTGGCTTTTAAAACAACAGGAAAATATGGGAGAGTTTGAAACAATCCCTTGGGAAGTTATTAGAATACCTGCATGGGTAGACGATGATGCGTCAGAACTCTTGGGACTCCCTGTAGGCTCCAGCTATTTTCCAGAGTGGAAGAGTGATGATGTCCTGAAAATGGACGAGAGCGAGATTAAAGCCAGTAATGGTAGTCGATACTGGAATGCTCTCTACATGCAAGACCCCACTCCAGAAGAAGGTGGTATCATCAAAAAGAAATGGCTCAAGTATTGGGAATACGAGGAGCCGCCAACATGTGACTTCATAATTCAAACCTATGATACAGCATTCTCGACACGAACTACGGCTGATTATAGTGTCATACAGACATGGGGTATATTCTCTATGTACAATCAGGATGAGATTGGGTATGAGGATTTTGTACCGCATATGATATTATTGGGGAATATACGTGGCAGGTTTGAATATCCAGAACTGAGAAAGCTGGCACAGAAACTCTATAACGAACACCAGCCAGATGTATGTATGGTGGAAAAGAAGGCTAGTGGACAGTCTCTGATACAGGATATGCGTAGAGGTGGACTCCCTGTTATGGAGTATAATCCAGATAGAGATAAGGTATCCAGAGTATATGCAGCCTCGCCTATCATAGAAGCTGGTAGAATGTGGATACCCAATAACAAGAAGTGGTCAGATGAACTAATTGAAGAATTACTAAGATTTCCCAATGCAGCACACGATGACCAAGTGGATGCCATGACAATGGCTATACACTATATGAAAGAGTCTTGGCACCTAACACACCCCGACGATCCACATTATGATGATGAAGTAACAGAAAAGAAAAAAACTTATTGGACCTTCTGATTTGCATTCAGAGTAAAAGTATGATATAATAGTATAGCAATTATATTTAATATTATAATTATATAGGGGAAATTATGCCAGGATTATCAGATTTAAAAATAAAAATTAAAAATCAACCTCATGGTCTTGCGTGGATTAATGATAAGGAAAGATCTGTCCTGAAAGCAATGGGTGGTTCTGGCAAAAGCGGTCCTATGGGTATTCCTACTTATTATGATGACGGTCAGGTTGATGAAGTTGGTTATGATCCCGATATAGGACCACCTCCTGAAGATGATGAATATGATGAAGTTGTTGGTCCTGTTCAAAAAGGTTTTTCATTTCAAACGTATGATCCAGAGTTAGGTTTGGGTGGAGTAGTTGAAGGAAAACCAGGTGATCCTTATGAAGAAGTAGGATTGGAAAAAGTACTAGGTGATTATATTAGAGCGCATCCTTTTACTAAAGGAATGGAAAAGATTGGTGGACTTTTTGGTCCTAAAGGTGAGGCACTTACTAAAGGAGATGTTTATGAAATAGGTCTTGAAGCCATGAGGACTACAGACCCTGATAGAGATGGTATAAACGATGGTGATGAAATAGTAGATGAAATAAAAAAAGCTGTAGAAGAAGAAGAAAAACTAACGCCTATGCAAAAGTATTTCAGGGATAAGGAAAAGACAAAAGATAATCGTGATAAATTTGGTGATAATCAAATGACACCTGAAGAAAGATTGATTACATCATTAGGAATAGAAAATAGAATTATACAACCATTTAATGAATGGTTAGCAACACAGGAAGAAAGAGTAAAAAATTTACCAAGATGGTTACAGTCAACACAGTATCGTGAATATGCAAAGAATAGAACAAGTCCTGCGTCATCTTATCAACCAGTAACAGCATCAGTTATGAAAACTGAATTAACTACAGATAAGACACCAGCTACTACAGAATTATTTAAACGTCTTGGTATGAAAACTGGTGGTTATATTAATGATAATATAGTTGAAAGGCAAATGGGTGGTCAAGCAACTCCCATGATGGGACAAGCCACACAAGCTCTAATGCCGCAGACCCAAGGTTTTAATCAATCCCTAATGGCACAACCTGCAGGATTTGGTATGCGAAGACCTGTGGCTCCAGCAGGACTACAAGGTATATATCCTAGATCTGGTGGCCCAACTGGACCTAGTTTAGGTGGACAGATTTTGCCAAGTATTGGTAACTTGCCCGATCCTATGATTCGTCCATTTACTTATAAGCCAGTAACATATCCTCCTGATGGTACAACTTTTCCTCCTATTTTACCACCTCCACCGCCGCCTCTTCCAAAGCCTGAAATCATATATGACCCAGAACGTGAGGCTGCTGCTAAAAAAGCGGCTGAACAACTACAGGCACGTAGGGTTGCTGAACTAGGTGAAGCTCCTCAAACAAGAGCAGAGCGTGAAGCCCTTCAAGCTAGTGGTGGTTTTTACAGAGATGAAGAAGGTCAAATAAGAGATGCAATGGGTAATTTACAAGAAAATTTTGGATTTGATTATGTAGCTCCACCACCACCTGATCCTTATGATCCACCTGATACACCAGATACACTTCCACCTCCTAAACCAGAACCAGAGCCTGAACCAGAGCCAGAGCCTCCTATTCCAGAGCCTGAACCAGAAGATGATATTAATGAAGATGATCCATCTTTCCCTGACTAAAGAAGGTAAATAATGACAACAGAACGTAATCCTTTTGATATGATTCCTGAAGCAGAGACTAATGTTATTGCAATGGTCCCTGAAGAACAGTCCAATGTGTCTATTGAGATTGACCCTTCTGACGGTGGTGTCATTGTAGATTTTTCTTCAGAGTCTGTAGAGATGGAAGCTTCAGAAGAAATATCTGAATGGTATGGAGATCTTAGTGAAGACCTAGATGGAGAAGACCTTCAAGATATATCTGCAGATGTTATTGAAAATTATAATGCAGATAAAGATAGCAGGGGTGAGTGGGAGTCTATGTTTGAAAGAGGCTTTGACCTTCTTGGTCTAAAGCTGGAAGAAGGTTCAGAACCATTTCAGGGAGCTTGTACGGCTGTACATCCACTGTTAATTGAATCGGCTGTTAAGTTTCAATCAAAAGCTACACAGGAATTATTTCCTTCTGGTGGCCCTGTAAAGGCAAACATTCTTGGTACTGCGACACCAGAGAAAGAAATGCAAGCCAACAGGGTTCAGAACTTTATGAACTATCAGCTTACAGAACAGATGCCAGAGTATTTTGATGAATTTGAAAGAATGCTTTTTCATCTCCCTCTCATAGGTTCAGCATTTAAAAAGATTTATTATAGTTCAACTTTTAAAAGACCAGTATCAGAGTTTATACCCATAGACCAGTTCTATGTATCTTACTATGCTACTGATTTAAGAAATGCAGACCGCTATACACATGTGATATATAAAAGTCCTGTAGAATTACAACAGGATATTAGAGCAGGTGTTTACAAAGATGTAGACCTACCCTCTCCATCACAACTTTCTTCTAGTGGTTTTGCAACTAAGATAGATAATATTTTAGGTATATCTCCATCATATGATAGTGACCCACAATATGTATTACTGGAGCAACACTGTTATCTTGAGTTAGAAGAAGAAGGTGTTGCTTGTCCATACATTGTGACTGTAGAAGAACAGTCAAGAGAAGTTTTAAGTATTCGTAGAAACTACGAGCAGGACGACCCGAATAAAGAGAAGCGAAGCCATTTCGTTCACTATAGGTTTGTACCTGGTTTTGGATTCTATGGATTGGGCCTTATCCATTTCCTTGGTAATCTCACCATGTCGGCAACTGCTGCGATGCGCTCCCTCATAGACGCTGGACAGTTCGCCAATTTACCAGGCGGTTTTAAGGCAAAGGGAGTAAGGATGGTTGGTGATAATGAACCAATCGCTCCTGGCGAGTTCAAGGAGGTCGAAGCAACTGGTATTGATTTATCTAGGGCTATAGTTCCCCTGCCCTATAAAGAGCCTTCCTCAACGCTCTTTCAGATGCTTGGGTTTGTAACTGCTGCTGGTCAGAAGTTTGCAGACAGTACTGAGCAAGTTATCTCTGATGCTGCCTCCTATGGACCCGTTGGAACAACAATGGCATTGCTGGAAGCTTCAAGTAAGTTTTTCTCTGCAATCCATAAAAGATTACATAAGTCACAAAGGGATGAGTTCAGAATACTGGCACAGATAGACCATGATTATTTACCTAATGAATATCCTTATGAAGTACCGTTTGAAGATAGAAACATATTTAAAGCTGACTTTGATGGACGAGTGGATATTGTACCTGTTTCTGATCCTAACATTCCTTCTAATGCCCATCGTATGATGTTGGCAAACATGGCTCTGCAGATGGCACAACAGTCGCCACCAGGTATGTTTAACATTGAAGAACTTAACAGAACTATTCTCAATGCAGCCAACATGCCTAACCTAGAACAGATACTGCCACCCAAGATTGAGCCACAACCACTTGACCCTGTATCTGATATCATGGCAGTAACCAAAGGTTTACCTATTGCAGCTTTTCCTGCACAGAACCATGATGCCCATATACAGGTAAAGATGGCATATCTTCAAGACCCTGCCAATGGTGCTAATCCTATAATGCAAAGGATTAAACCTGTACTTGAATCTAATATACAAGAACATTCTGTATTAAAATATCAAGAACAGGTAAGTGGTGTTACAGAACAAATAATGCAACAAGTACCACCTGAACAGGCACAAAATCCACAAGCTATTGAAATGGCAATGGCACAGGCTGCACAACAGGTTACGCAAGCCAATCAACAACCACCACCGCCAACACCAGAACAACAGCTTGTTATGCTTGAACAGGAAAAAGTTAAACTTCAGCAACAAAAACTTCAATCTGATACGGCTGTACAAGCTGCTGAACTTGAACTCAAGAATAAGAAACTTGAACTTGAAGAAAATGAACAGATACTGGAGATGATTGAGTCTGGTGCTACCGATAACTTTAAGCGTGAAAAAGCTGAAGCAGATAGAGAATCAAAGAAAGAATTAGCATCAATGAATAATCTTACTAAGATTAAAGTAGAAGAATTAAAAGATGATAAAGATATTGAAGATACTAAACTTAATGTATTGTCAAGAATGGCAGTTGAAGAAATGAAAAAAGGAGAAGACTAATGATGAAAAAAGGTAAGGGTTATCCAGAGCATGTAAAGGATACATCAAAAACTTTTGGTAATCCATTTAAAAAAGATGTTTGGGGTCCACGTAGCATGAGAAGCGCACTCAATGAGTGGGATGATTTTTCTTATGAAATGCCTAAACCTCTAAAAAGTACTAAGAGGGCTACCTCTTAATTCCAATGGATATTTGGGATGAAGTCGTGCAGGGCTTCAATAGTGAAATTGAAAGATTAAAGACTTCACTAGGAGATGGTTCTGCTGAAGACTACGCACATTACAGACAAGTTGTTGGTTCAATACAAGGTTTGGAATGGGCAAGAAATAATTTAACAGATATTATTAAGAAAAGGATGTATGAAGAGGATTAAATGAGACAGGTGCAGATGGGTAATGCGTTGAAAAACGATGAGTGGATTGACGCAGATGATATAGAGTTAAAAAGTTTACCAGAATTACCTGGTTTTCACGTTCTAATAAAACCAGTGTCAGTAAAGAGTAAAACAAAAGGAGGTATATTTATACCAGATTCTACCAAGGATGATATTAGTTATCTCACAACAGTAGGTGAGGTAATTGGATTAGGAGAGTTAGCCTATAAAGATGTAGATAAATTTCCTAATGGTCCTTGGTGTAGTGTAGGAGACTATGTATGTTATGGTAAACATGCTGGTACAAAACTTTTTTATCAAGGTGTTAGATTAATATTACTTTTTGATGACCAGATAATTATGAGGGTTGATGACCCTAAAGACCTTGACCCTACATTTAATTTAGGAAAAGGATCATCTTGATTTGCAAAAGCATTAAAAGTATGATATAATAGTATAGCAATTAATTTTACGTAATACGTTTGTTTCGTAAACAACGGAGAAAAAAATGGCAGAAGATGACAATTGGGGAACTATAGAAGTTCCAAATAATACTAATGAAGATAAAGTAGAATATGAAATTGAAGAAAAGGTTGTAGAAGCAGCACAGCCTGAACCAGAGCCTGAAGTTAAGGAAGAACCTGAAGTTACAACTAAAGAAGAACCTAAAGAACTTGAAGGTATAGAGACTTCTGGAGCGCAGAAAAGAATTAGACAGCTTGTTAAACAACGTAAAGAACGTGAAGAACAAGTAGCTTTACTTCAAAAACAAAATGAAGAATTAAATAAACAATTATATGCTAAACATAATGAAGTTAATGAGATTAATAAAGTTAGTCTTACAGCTTCAGAAAAACAATTAGAAGATAAAATTCAATTAGCTAGAGCAGTTTATCTTGAAGCTTTTGAAGAAGGAGAAAAAGAAAAACTTCTCAATGCACAGGAAATGCTTAATGAAGCACAAAATGATTTAAAAGCTGTTACATCAGCAAAATTAAATTATGAAAAGCATGAACAGAAAGTAGCACAACAACAACCAGTACAACAACAAGCAGTTCCACAACAAGCAGTTCCACAACAATCTGTAACAGATCCTAGAGCAGAAGAGTGGGCTTCCAATAATGATTGGTTTGGTAAAGATAATATCATGACCGCTGCTGCTCTTGCAATAGATACGGATTTAAAAGAAGAGGGATATAGTCCAAACGATGATGAATTTTATCAGCAAATTGATAACAGAATTAAAACAGCTTTTCCACATAAGTTTGGAGAAGTTCAAGAACGTATGCAGGAAACTACGTCAAGTCCTGCTCAAGTGGTATCGGGGAGTTCTCGCTCCTCTCCGAGTTCTAAAAACAAAGTTAAGCTCACACAAGAAGATATGAGATTAGCTGAGAAATGGAATATACCCCTTGAAACGTATGCTGCCCAGAAACTTAAAGTAACAAAAGCTGATGGTGAGTATACAGATGTTTATAATAAGTAGCGTGGGAGAACACAATGAATACAACACGAAATGAAACACGTAGTGACAGTTTGAGAGAACAGAATTTAAGAGAAGAAGAATGGACCTTTGAGGAACCCGATGCCCTCGCCATACCAGATGTGGTACAAGCACGTTTTGATAATGAAGGCATGGCCCTTCGTTGGATACGTATATCGTTAAAAGGTCAAGATGACATCACAAATGTTGGTAAGAAACAACAAGCAGGATGGGTCTTCGTAACTCCTGATGAAGTTCCTGAAATGGCTGTTACATCCTTCGTAAGGGATGAAGGCCGATACCTTGGTACAGTCTGTCGTGGAGACTTAGCTTTGGCTAAAATGCCAGCAGGTAAGGTAAAGGCTAGGAGAAAGCACTATGAGACAAAAGCGAATGACATGATGGATGCTGTAAACGCACAACTCATGAAAAACTCTGACTCTCGTATGCCTATCTCTAATACAAGTAAATCAGTAACAACAAGAGGAAGGCGACCTTCTTTTCAGAATTAGTCTTCTTCATAATTAAGGAGATGAAACAATGTCTACTACTAAAGCATTTCGTGGTTTCATTCCTGCTCGTAAAAAAGGTGGTGCCTATAATAATGAGGCTGTAACCGACATGATCACGTTGACTTCAACTGGCATGACAGGTTCACCCACCAACAGTATTTTCACTGGCGATCCAGTGGTAATGCCAGGAGCTAACTTTGCAACTATTTCACCATATGTTGCAGGTACTCTTAAACCTTCTGGTGTTTTCATGGGATGTCAATATGTTGAAAATGGCGAACAGAAATTCGCTCGTTATTGGAACGGGGGAGTAAGTGCCACGGATATTAAATTCTTTGTAATAACTGATCCTAATCAGACTTATTACATTCAAGCGTCCTTGTCACTGTCAGCGGCTGAGTTGGCAATTGTCAAGAACTATAACGTAACTGTCAGTTCTACTGCTTCATCTGGTAATACAACTACTGGTCAATCCAGTTATTACCTAGATGGTGCAAGTGGTGCTGAATCCGAAAAGCAAGTACGAGTCGTTGGTAAAGCTAAGTATCCTGATGAGAAGGATTCTGATGCTTATCCAATCGTAGAAGTCTGGTTGAATATGCACCGTGACCGCTACGTAACGGCTACGGCTTCTTCGGCATAATAGGGAGGATTAATCATGGCTATTAATAGAGCTAGTATTAGCAAAGAACTCCTTCCAGGTCTTAATGCCGTATTTGGAATGGAGTATGGAGAGGTGAACAATGAGCATGAGCCTCTCTTTGAAGTCGAGAACTCAGATCGTGCCTTTGAAGAAGAAGTACTCTTCACTGGTTTCGGTACTGCACCTACTAAAGGTGAGGGTGCTGCTGTTTCTTATGATGACGCACAGGAAAGCTACACGGCCCGTTATACGGCTGAGACTGTGGCTCTTGCCTTTGCTGTCACTGAAGAAGCAATGGAAGATAACCTGTATGATACGTTTGCTAAACTTCGTGCGAAAGGTCTTGCACGAGCAATGGCAAATACCAAACAGGTGAAAGCTGCAAACATCTACAACAATGGTTTTTCTGATACCATTGGTGACGGTGCTGCATTCTTCTCTGCGGCTCACCCAACTATTTCTGATGGTAATCAGTCCAACCTTTTGGCTGCGTCTGACCTATCAGAAGCAACTCTTGAAACTGCACTA